TCTCAGCACTCGCATCCCAGAAGAACTTTGCCGTGGTGCCTGTGTCCTCGTAGAAGCTGATGTCGCCTGTGGCGTGGTCTAGATTGATGCGGGTCTTAAAGACATTTTGTGCATCATTTACTGTATAGGTGGTAAAGCCGCCAGACCCATTAGCTATAAATGTATTTACATCTGTTGTGTCACTTTCCATAAAGTATAGAGATGGGCCTGTGCCTTGCAGATTTATTATCCCATCCACAGTCAGCCCATCGCTGGTCAAAGTCCCTTGAATATCCAGATCACCCGTCATAGTATCGCCAGTAATCCTGACAAAGCCTGTGGCAGTATCTAGCGCATTCTTAAACTCATCTATCGTAATGCTTTTCGTCAATCCCGCAGAGGTATCAACGATCACAAGCTGGTCATCCGTGGCAACTGTGGCCCCCGTTAGCGCGTCTAATTCAGATATCTTCTTATCAGCCATGATATATTCTCCTTAGACCCACGCTCTCACGATCAGCTTAAAGTTAGCAGTCTGCGCCGATGTTGTTCTCGCCAATGATCCAGCAGCATTATAATACGCAATCGAATTATCGCTGTTTTGCCTACAATAAATATTTGTAGAATCAGCCCAAACAACAACTCCACCCTCATCGCTGCCATTAATATATACGAAATTTTGCAACTCATCACCCACAGAAAAAATGTCATGGGCAGTTTTACAAATTATTCTCGCATCAATTAATTTAGGAACAGCGCCCAAGCTATGAGCCAATGTGGATAAATTTCCTGCTGTTAATGTCTGCTCTGCGCTAGTGAATGATCTACTTGATCCAGCAATCGGTGCATAAGCATCAACAGCAGCCTTGACCTTAGCGGGAGATACTAACGTTTCAGTTGTGACCGTGCCACCCGTCCAGTTTGATGATGCTTGATCCCCAATTGTTCCTGTCTGCGTACCAGATGTATTAACAACCTTGGTGTCATCTAAAACACATAATCCTGTGGTTTGATCTAAATAAAACAAATTCAAAAATGCACTATTTGCATCATTGCTCATTTTCATTATGTTTGTATTTTGATCATACCAATTCTGACTTTCGTATGTAGTAGCTGGCTCCGATCCATCATCCGTGCGATTTTGGGTTGCAATCGCCACAAGAGCGAAATTAAGATCAGCCCGAAAACTCGCAGCATCTTGATTGGCTATATCATAGTCATGCGTTGCCATCTTAATACTCCAATTTTGCTTTGAGCGTTGTCACATATACAATAACATATTGATGCGTCCGTGACAAAACAGCTTTGAATTTAAATCCCCGCCCCTGCATTGTGCCGATAGCTGGGCGATAATCAGACCATGTTGGTGTCCCAGAAGGATCATCTGGTGTTGTTGATACTAGAATTTCAACACCTATGTCACCAAAATCTTGATCACTATCAGTCACATCATCAATATTTGAAGGCCAAGTATCAATTTGGTTTGGAACACGGTCCCATAAAGCACTTATGGCCCTGCGCAATTCAACCTCATAAGAAACTCGTACTGTTTCGACCTGATTGGTGCTTGTTTCCATATAACCCGATCCATCATGGTCAAAAAGATAATAGCCAGATGGATTTGTAAATGAAATATATATTTCGCCCCCAGAAAGGCCCAGATCACTGCGTGTTCCACTAAATGATGGGCTTTCAGTGTCAGTTTCCGAATATGTATAGCTTGGTATTTCACTTGTTGGAACAACAATTGATGTCGTTGGCCCAGCATTTCCGCTTTTATCATATGGACGTAAAAAGAATGTGCCAGAAGCCAATGGATATGTAACACTTGATGCTGGACGCGGTATTCTTTGAATGATACGGGTTGCAGTGCCATCGCCAAATGTAGCGGTTGTATCTGTTGAATAATATAAAGAATAATGGCTTAAATCAGCTTCAGCCTCATAATAATCAACTGTATTCCCATCACTTTCGTAACCTGCAACACTCCAATTAAAATACAACACTCCATTAGCAGCATTATATGTCAAATATTTTGGAGCAGATGGTCCTGTTGTATCACCATTGACCTTAAATGTTCGCTCAGTAAATTGGCCTTTAACGCCTAGCGCATTTACAGCCCTTGCTTTTATGTCATAACCAACAATATAAGCCTCATCAATAACTGGGGCATTTATATCAATTAACTCAAAACGACCAAGCGCAGCAGACCCAATCAACTCATAATCAGATGAATTGCTTGGTGGGTAAGTATAGAACTCAAATAGAACTGGCGCTGGTTCACCATAACCCAAACCAGTTAAGTCTCCAAAACTTTCAACATATGAAACACCGAATTGATAATTTGGATAATTCCCAAGCAATCCTAAGTCCAAGGTTGTAGATGTTATTCTGAAGATAATATAATACGCACGCTTCCCAGAAACTGAAAAAGTTATTCGTACATATTGTCCAACCTGTACTTGCTTATATATTTGTTCATTATTGGTGCTAAAGTCTTTTTCAATTCCAAGGGCTAGTATAGTTATATCTTCCCCCATATCAGTTGTATTCCAAGTATTTAATGTGCCATCCCACATTGCCCACATATTGGGTGAAATAGTTAAATCAGTAAAAATGAGATCATCATGGACTGTATATCCAATACTTTCTGATCGACCATATAATTCAACATATTCAATTGCTTCTGGCCTATCTGAAGTTACATCAATGACCAGTGCAGTAACCGTTTTTTGGTTAATAATACGAGTTGCCTTGCTCATCTTTAAGCCAACTGTAGGCACATCAAACGGACTAACAAGCTGAGTATTATTGCTTTCAAACGTACTTTCCTCTGCATCCCAATCAAAAATCGCAGAGCTTATTTCTTGCAGCGTCATCACAACTTCAAGCGCCATGTCACCATTCAAACCAAAGGTCCATTCAATGACCTCAAATTCTTTATTCACAAAGCCCAATCTGGTGTTATTGATTTTGATAATATCACCAACTGAAAGCTGCAAAGCTCTCAGGCCAAATGATCCGCTTACTTTTAGCTGTTCTCTATTTCGATACAGCGCAATCTTTGCTATGCGCTGTGCTTGCGATGAACTGCTGACAAATGGCAAATCCAATTCAAGTACGCTTTCTTCGCCGCCATCTATTCTAACAAATTCATCTGATTTAATCTCTGGATAGTTAGTCGGTTGCCAACTTGTTTCCTCACCGCGAAATAAGCCAATGACTTTATTAAAACCATCGCGGCGACTATTGCGGGTGCTTATTTCTAAGCCAGATCGCAAATCATCTTCATCTAAAGTTAGCACAGATGATGTATAGGCTGCTGCCTTGCATGACCATTTTCCATTGCTGTACCAAATCATGCCGCCCATCGTGGCAATGATTGATTTAATGATGTCTTGAGGATTTTCTTGAGTTAAATATGCTCCATCACAGCGATACCGTTTCTCAGTGCTGCCCCCAGATAATGTTACATTCTCATCGCAGATATTTGCAGCCGTGCTAAATGCGTCCTCATCAATCTCTGCCGCATTCGCAATGCCCGAATAAATTAAATAGTCGCGTAAAATAAGTGCTGGATTGCGCCCGATTTCAACCCCGCTAGTATCAGTAAAGGCCGTTTCACCTGTGCGTGGATCATAGACCTTCTTACCGCTGATTAAAGCTGAAATGGCAGGAACGCCATTAGGGAAATCTTTCCTATTGGCATCATAATAATGACGCACAGTTAAGTAAGCAACGCCAGCAGCTTTATGCTCCTCTGTCCACTGCGCATTGCTTGGCATCCTTGCAAAACTCTGATTTATCGCACCAAGACGCTCTTGATATGACGTTGTGCCAAAAATATTTCTGGGTGTTCCATCAGGTGAGTATAATAAAAATACGGTATTATAGTTTGGAATAATACCAGTATCTATAGTATTTGGGTCAATCTTTTCTTCATTAAGATAGATTTCATCATAACTTGTAATTTCATGGTCAGCGAAGGCAATACATTGATAAAGAATTACATTATCAGATAGCACGTTTTGATAAAATACTGCCCCTCCAACTCTAGGACGACCATAAATTACTTGACGCGGTGCATTTGGTAAAACAGCATTAACGCCTACACCATAACCACCAGATGCGTTTCCAACTTGTTTTTGCTGCGGATTTAGTGCGTTGATAGCATAACTTGCAGCCGTAGCTAAGGCAACTCTTGTAAATGTAACCCCAGCAAGGGCTGCGCTAATTCCAGAACCCAAACCACCAAGGAAAATCGTAAGAGCCGCACTTGCAACGGTAGAAAAAAATCTTTGCCTGTCCTCTTTTTTACCCATCGCTCAAGCTCCAATATAGCATATTTTCTGATGGATATTCTAACACAAGTCCATTATCCCCAACAAACGCAATATGCTTACCTATTGATATTCCAAAGCAAAAGGGTAAAACATTATTTTCATTTTTTGCCACTTGCGCAGAGATTGATCCACGCGGTGCATGATTAGTATTTAATCTGGTTAGACGATCATCTAATCCGTCAATCAAATCAGCATAATTACTTTTGCGCAAGAAGCGTTGATATTTAATCATTGCTCCGCGCTGTGTTGAATAACCATCAAGAAACTCATCTGCAAAGCCATAGCCGCGCATTTCTATTGCGGCATTATTGGCAAAAGTAATGCAATCATGCGGCCCCCATTGAAAAGGCTTATTACGAATTGCATCTATCCATTTTGCAAGTCGAATATCCCAATCAGTAAACATTAGGTTCTGCCCCAATTCAAAGGCTTATTTTGCAGTTCATTAATAAAATCAAATGCACGATCCTCATCTGATGCGCTTGGAAAAGCATCACGATATTTCTTCTTCTGATATTCAGATGTATACCGCGTTACTTTTGCTCGCTGCAAATCAACCAGCTTATTCTCAACAGACAGTGAAATAGATGCCTCCTCTGGATTTTCGCTGATGTTCATCTGATCCATATAACCGACAAACAGATCAATCATAACAACTGGATCACCTTCTGAACTATCCACATCTCCAGTATCTTCTAGCGTGATTGCAATTCCATCTTCAGTAATCGTTCTATTTCGGTTTGCGTTGACCATACCAAACTTAATGCGGCATATGCGGCCCTGATAGGGCTGCTGGAGCGCCAAAGCGACAACTTCTTGTGGCAATCCCGATAAAGTTATTGTCGCACCAGCAGCGCGTAAATCAGCCGTCTCCGTTATATTTGAAACTGTCAGAAATTGACCCGCACCCGTGTAAGTATTGCCACCGTGTGAGATTTCGCCAAGACCCGTCCAGAAATATAGATTGCCAGATTGTATAATTTCACCGCCATAATTCAGCGTCTCAGTGCCAAACTCAAGATCAACCGCGAAAAATGGGAATACTTCATCAAGCGTGATGATGTTTTGAATTTGAACCAAATCACGGGTCATGGAACTACCTGAACTGCTGCAAATGTAATGCCATAAATTGCCGCATTATCAATTGACCAATCTTGCTCCCCTGAGTTTAGCCGCCAACGCCCCACCGCACTATCAACAATAACAGTTGCGTTATCTGATGGTGCAGTCAAAATATTAGGCCAAAGATCAAGTGTGGCCTCGCCTGATGCGTTTGTATCAACATCTGTTAGAACTTTATAAAGTGACGCTGTTGAAGCTGATCCTAGCTGGATATAATCGCCAGCCTTTAAATAACCCGTTGCACTTGCTGGCAAGCCATCAATGGACAAAGATGCGCCCGTCTGGTCTGATCCATTGACAACAGGCGTTCCCGCTGTTGTAGATGCTGAACCACGCGCTGATGCACGGTTTGGATCACCCATAGTAAATGTACCAGCACGTCCGTTTAAACTTAGAAGCCACGCAATCCATTCTTCTGCATTCTCATATCGCATAGGCGGCAATTGCACCTCTGCCTCCCAACGCTTACCAGCATGATTATGAATTTGCTGCTTGTAAGTAAATGGAGACATAGTCATTGCAGTTTGATTGACTGCACGAAGAGTGATATTCGCTATTCCTGTGACAGTTGGGAATAGTCTGGGATAAGTAATAGCCATTAGAATGCCCCCGCGAACGATCCACCGCGCCTCTTAGCGTCCAATACAGCCGCTTTAGATGCTTCTTGTATTTGCGGCAATAATCCCAAAACTTCTGCTCTTACGGTTTGTTGTATGCCTGTTGTGACGTTAATTGTTTGATTGACTACTACTGCCCCACCACCAAGTTTATTGTTAGGTATTACAGTGCCATTCTGATTAGGAATTATAAGCTCTGGGCCACGCTCACCAACAATATAAGGTCTGCCACCTTTGATTGGCCCACCAGCTGCTTTCATCTCTACATTCCCAAAATCTGGAAATTTTGCAGATATAACATCAGAAATAAAGCCAGTAGCCTTCTTCACCAAAAATACTCTATAAAGTTCCCTAATAATGTCACGCGCCATAGCTCTGAAAGCATCCTTTGCCGACTTTGTACCTTCAGCCATAGACATAAAAGCATTCTCAAAATTATCACCGATCATATCTGCAACTGTGCGTGTGGATTTAGCAATTTTATTTGTTGTTTCTTCTGCGTCCGCTTGTACCTTCTTAAAATAATCTCGAATATCAATTGTGGTGATATTATTAAGAGCTTCACCAAAGACATCAGTCGCCCCTGTCATATTTTCCAAGGCGAGTTCATTCATTTTTGCCCAATTATTCAAGTTTTGAGCTTGAAACCTATAAAAATCAGCCAATTTCATTAAGCCGCCATCCCCATCAGGGATCATTTCATCTGAAAATGTGAGCATATCCATAAAGTCTTGAAAACTTGCCTTTAAGCTTAAAATTTTAGCTTCTGTTTTATCTGCAAAAATATCAAAATATGTTGATGCTTTTTCCTTAAATGCCCTAAACGCTTCTGGCAAAGCGCCAATGATTGCCCCCATTGCTTGAAAGCCGTAAATTATAGCATTAGCGCCATCAAGTAATTTCTCTTTAAAAAAATTAAAGCCTGTTCTTACAGCATCAAAAATGGGTGTAAGAAACTCAAAACTAGGCGCAATGTCTTTTGCGAGTTTCTTAAAGTCGAATGTAGTCTCTCTCGTTTTGCTGCTAACCATAGCAAGCGCACCGCCAACAGCAACAAGCGCACCAATAATCATCCCTTTAGGCCCAAATACAGATGCAAGCTGTGGACCTTGCATCGTCATAATTCGAAGAGCGTCAGTACCCATAGAGGCTTGAACAGCAATATCTTGAAACTGCAAAGAAGCCATGCCCAGATTACGAGTGAGATTACCAGATGTTTTTGTTAAAGCTCTGTTGGTGTTTGCATATTGTTTGAGTGCAACGCTTGATTTCGCCACTTGGCTATTAACCCTACCAAGTTGATCCTGCACTGCTTTCATCTGAGGAACAGCGTTCCCAACAGCATTCATCTCAAATGTGAGTTTTTCAACTGCCATCTTTTTCGCGCTCCTGTTTTATTCTAAAATAAGCGACCCATTCATTATATTCTGACAGGCTTATTTTTTCAATTTCGCCTATGGTTTTCCCTAAATGCTCTGCTAGAGAAATCAGATTATACCGAAATGGATCGCTCCTTAGTTTTTTTCTTGTTCCTCTTCTGAGGCACTGTCAAAGATCGCACCAAACATCTTAGGAATAACTTTAAACTCTTCAGCCATAAGTTTAAATTTATGACCATGATCAAATACGTTATTGCCTTGAGCATCAAGTGCCTTCATTATTACAAGATCAACCATAGCATCCGCAGTTTGTTCATTGAGAAAATTAGGATGCTTTTTTTGCAGTTTGCTTAGATCACGAAAGGTCAGTGGCTCAAAATAGAACGTAATGATCTTTCCCTCATCACGCTCTATTTCAACAGACCTTAAATCTTTTTCTGGTCTACTTGCAAAAAAATCGTCAGCCAAGCTCATTAGACAGTACCGACAGTAAATGCACCATTGAGTTGAAGTTCTGCACTCAATGTTGCAATGCCGTCAAATGTTGCGCCACGCTCTACTGATGTCACAAAGTAAGTGCCTGACAATTTTTGATCTCCGGAATCAGTACCTTCCATGTAAAACTCGCAGTCTACTTGATCGCCTTCTCGCAAGTCATCTTGTGCTGCATCATCAGGATCAAGGTGCATAGTTATGCTGGCTGTACCTTCTGACAATCCTTTTACATAAGTACGCGAAGTATCGCCCATACTTGTGCTTTCTACGGGTGCGTTTGAGTTGCTAGTTGACCACGATTGTACTTCACCAACCGTTGCAACAGCGCCGCCAGTGGTTACTAGCTTAACGCTGGCGTCTGAT